GCGTTTTCATGGTTAAGGACTCACCAATCCGCCAAGTGGTTATGGACGTATACAGCATCCCAGAGAGCGCAATGGAACTCTACGGCGATGACTGCGAACGTGGGATCATGCCTCTGCCAGAAGATATTAACTAAGTCGTTTTCGTGGACTGAAATGCTCTCTACATGTATGGAGGTGGTAGAGTAATGAACGAGAAAAGTAATGGCCGGAATCAAAGTACAGACATTTGGTGGTATTATCCCTCAATTGTCGCCGCGCTTGTTGCCAGAAAGCGCCGCAACAATTGCCGAAAACGCGCGCTTTGACTCTGGTCGACTTGCCTCTTGGCGCACACCGACCGTAATTAATGACCACGACGGAACAGAGTTTACTGTTCCGACAACAACAAAGACTATATATCGGTATCGTGACAGGCAGGACAACGACTACTGGTTGATCTGGGACGACGTTGTTCACGCGGCCCCATCCCCCATTGCAGAAGACCCACATGATCGTCTGTATTGGACAGGCGACCTTTACCCCCGCATGGCTTTGGGCACCGAGATTACCGGCTCTGTGGCACCTACGTATGAGCCCACGGTTAGCAGAAAGCTTGGCGTTACCGCTCCGGAAGACGCCCCATCGGCAACGGTTACGGTAACAAGCGACGACACAACAGTCACCCCCCTGTCTAGGGCATATGCCTACACGTGGGTGTCAGGCCTTGGAGAGGAGTCTGCCCCGTCTCCAGCGTCCGACATTCTTGATGTAAAGTCCGGCGAGACGGTGGCGCTTACGTTTACCGGCTCTTTGCCGGCCTATGTCTATAGCACAGCCTCTCGACCAGCCCTCCGCCGCATTTACAGAACAAACATCAACGGCGAGTACCAGTTTGTTCAAGACATTCTTGCAACTGTATCGAGCGTCGACGATACGGTGCTGGACGAAAACCTTGGCGAGCTTTTAACCACTCAGAGCTGGAGCGCTGCTCCAGACGATGATGCGGGGGATCACCCCGACGGCCCGATGCGGGGGCTGACCACGATGCCAAACGGCGTGCTTGCTGGCTTTACCGGACGCTCTGTATTTTTCTCCGAGCCGTTCTTACCCCACACATTTCCAAGGGCTTACAGCCTAGTTACCAAATCTCCAATCGTTGGTCTCGCAAGTGTCAGTATTGGCCTTATGGTTATGACTGAGGGTAAGCCTGTTTTGATGACGGGGTCCTCTCCATCAAGCATGTCCGCCGTTGAGATCGACAACAATCAGGCGTGCGTTTCTAGCAGGTCTATTGTCGACATGGGGTCTGTGGCTTTGTATGCATCGCCAGACGGCCTTGTTGCGGCAGGCGAAAACGGAGTATCTCTTGTAACTGAAGGGATATTTAGCCGAGACCAGTGGCAGGAGCTGAACCCGCCCAGTATTCACGCCTATCATTATGAGGGGCGGTATATTTTCTTTTGGCAAAACGGCGCGTCAAGCGGCGGGTATGTATTCGACGGTCGAATGGAAATGCCGCTGATTAGCACTCTGGACTACTACGCCCTTGCAGGATTCAACGACCCGAAGGATGACGCCTTATATTTGGTTATTGCTGAAGGTGCGGCGGCCAAGGTTAAGAAGTTCGACGGTGGATCGGCTCAGGCCTATACGTGGCAATCAAAGGAGATGAGAAGTGAAAGGCCTATCAATCCATCGTGCGCTCTAATTGACGCCGAGTCCTATCCAATCAGCTTTACGTTATACGCAGATGGTACACAAAAGCACACGCAGTCCGTGGCGAACGGCAACATGTTCCGGCTTCCGGCTGGCTATCTAGCCAAAGATTTTCAGGTAAAGCTTTCCGGAACCGGCGACGTTAACCAAGTCATGGTCGCCGAGTCTCCGGAGGAGTTCCTGTGAGCTTACCCAGAACACCTGTTAAAGGTGACGCAGAGACTAGAAGGTTTCTTGAGGCCATACGGCAAGAGCTGGTCAGGACGTCTGGTCAGATGGTCACCATTGCCGACATGCGCAAGAACGGGTTCTTCGAAAGCAACGGCATACCTCTGGACTTTGACGACCCCACAATTGCAACACCATCAGCCCCAACAAGTCTGCAGGCTAGCGGGGCGTTCCGGTCGATTGTATTAACGTGGGACTACGTCGACTATGTTGGCCACAGCCACACCCGTATCTATCGATCCACCACTAGTGCTTTTGCTGACGCAGAAGTGTTGGCTAACGTAGATGGCCGAGTCTACTCAGACGATGTTGGGTCCAACAAGAGCTATTACTATTGGGCATCAAATGTAAACTTAAACAATATTGAGTCAGCAACAAGTCAAGCGTCAGGTGTGAATGGAACTACACTTGCTGACACTCAGTTTTTACTTACAGCTCTTAACAGTTCTATTGGTAATTCACAGCTCAACACACAGTTAAGCACTCGAATTACTACAATTGAAACAACGCAGGACAGTTTAGAAACCCAGATAGATGATCTGGAAACGGCCTTTGGTAACTCCCAGTCTTCGGCTGACAACTTGGCTGCGGCTCAGGCCGCTGCTGAGGCCGCCATTGCAGCAAAGAACGAAGCAATTGGCGCTAGAGACACTGCTGTTCAAGCTAAGGTTGACGCCGTCGCTGCGGAAGACGGTGCGGAGCTGGCGAAAGATAGCGCCCAGACTTCGGCAACAAATGCAGCAACGTCATCGGGGTCAGCGAGTAGCTCCGCAACAAACGCAGCAACCTCAGCGTCTCAGGCCGCGAGCAGCGCGCAATCTGCGGCGACCTCCGCAACGGCGGCAAACACTGCAAGAACCTCTGCTGAAAGCGCCAACGCAAGCGCGCAAACCGCCTCATCTGCAGCGGCTACGTCTGAAACAAACGCCGCGACCTACGCAACCAACGCACAAACAGCAGCAACTTCAGCTAACACCTCTAAGGTAGCCGCTGAGTCGGCAAAGGACGAGGCTCAAACGGCGGCTCTGGGTGCCTCTACTAGCGCGTCAACAGCAACGTCTGCGGCGACTGATGCCGCCAGCGCGGCAACGGCTGCCCAATCTGCTCAGACTTCAGCAGAAGCTGCTAACACCGCTGCTCAAACGTCCGCCTCTTCTGCTGCGACAAGCGCAACATCTGCTTTGGGATACGCCGACACTGCGGAGTCTGCTGCAACAACAGCAACTAGCGCATCGTTGGTGGCAACAGCAGCAAAGAACGACGCAGAAAGCGCGGAAACAAACGCAGCAAACTCAGCAACCGCTGCGGCCAGCAGCGCAACGTCAGCAAGCGCGTCCGCCTCTTCCGCTGCAACAAGCGCGAGCGCTGCAGAAACATCAAAGCTGAGTGCAGAAACCGCTCAAAGCGCTGCTGAATCAGCCGAGACTGGCGCTGAGGCTGCGGAAACCGCTGCGGTGTCGGCTAAAAACGCAGCAGAGGTGGCAAGCATTTCTGCCGTTAGCGCTCAAAACAGCGCAGAAGCAGCGGAGGCCAACGCGGCCACATCAGCCACAACCGCTGCGAACAGCGCAACGTCAGCAACCAACTCGGCCAATGCCGCTGCTGGATCAGCTACGACCGCTGCAACAAAAGCGACAGAGGCGAGTAACTCAGCTAGCGCTGCAAACACGTCTCGCGTTGCCGCAGATAGCTCTCGCGATGCAGCCGCTGGCTCGGCCTCGGCGGCAGCCACCTCAGCGTCGACAGCCGCAACACAGTCGAGTAATGCAAGCGACAGTGCAGCCGCAGCGGAAAGCTCTTCTGTAACGGCGACCGCCGCTAAAAACGACGCAGAAACCGCAGCAACAAACGCCTCTGGCTCGGCGACCAGTGCATCTAACTCCGCAAGTGCTGCGTCTACATCAGCCTCTAATGCGGCGGCCAGTGCAACGGCGGCAGGAACGTCGGCCTCTTCGGCCTCATCTTCAGCAGCAAGCGCATCGACAAACGCCGCCAGCGCTTTAAGCTATAGGGACCAAGCCGCTCAATCAGCAACCGATGCGGAGGGCTTTGCCCTTGCGTCGGCGCAAGATTATTCGGTGATCAATGCGCGATTAAATAACTTCAACAACACTGGTGTAAGTGTTGAGCAAAACGCTACGGTTACAGCCAGCACGGTAAGCGGACTTACCGGACAGTATACCGTTAAGATCGACAACAACGGTTACGTGTCTGGCTTTGGCCTTGCCTCAACGGCAAATGACAGCACGCCAACGTCAGAATTTATTGTTCGCGCCGACAGCTTTTCGATTGGCAACCCTTCTGGGTCTGGCGTTCCGGATGCAACCCCATTTATTGTTAGAACAACCCCGACTACAATCAACGGCGTTTCTGTTCCTGTCGGCATCTACATGTCAGATGCTGTTATACAGAATGGTAGCATCACCAACGCAAAGATCGGTAATGCGTCAATTGATGATGCCAAGATAGCGAACCTTAGCGCAGCAAAAATTACGACAGGCTCTCTCGATGCCGCAAGGATAACGGTCGATAACGTAAGTTTGGACACTTACTATGATCCGGCCCTTGGTCGCAACCGACTGTATATTCGCGATCTTGGCGTAACAAATGCCAAGATAGACGACCTGACAATCGGCACAGAAAAAATACAAGACCTTGCTATCACCCGATCCTCATCGTTCTTTTATAATTTTTCTGGGTTTGTTTACCCAACACGGAACACTTGGTACGACGTAAGCACTGTATTTAATGGCTATGTTTTTGTCGGCGCGGGCGAGGGTGACTATGACTACTTTCAGTTCGGCTTTTACTATGTCGGAGAAAACCAAGGAAGCTACGATTACGTAAGCACAACCTACACACTGCAGTCTGGTATAACGACAAGTTCTACAATTGCCTCTGGCGAGCAGCACGTTTCCATAGACGCCAACCTCGTCCTTCAAAGAGACGGAGGCAGTGACGACTATGTAGGCGCAAGGTGTGTCCGCACAAACGACGGCGCGGTACTGCCGCAACTCTACTCCTCTTTGCGTGTACGCTCTGGCAAGAGCACTTATGGCCTGTTCTTTTTTGATGAGGACCCCATCGCTGGAGTGCTTAACACATACAAAATTCAACTAATAAACAACAATGACGACTCCCGAGTTTGGGAGACATCTTTGCGCGTGACACTTTACAGGAAGTAAAAATGAAAACGATCACGATCTACGACGCAAAGACTGGGCAACTGGGGCCTGTTATTAGTGGCCATCCAGACGACATGCCAGAAATACTGACGTCGATTGACGGGGCTCACGACTCATCGAAAAAGATATACAACTTAAAAACAGGGGAGCTTGACGACAGGCCTCCTCAGCCTCCGCATATTAACGAGCTTAGACAGGCTCGCAATGAAATGCTTGATAGTTATCGCTGGACTGTAATGCCGGACTCTCCTTTGACTGACGCTTGTCAACAGGCTTGGATGATCTGGTTGAAAAAGCTACACTCTCTTTTGTTAGATGTTACCGACACCGGATCGGTTGTTTGGCCAGAAAAGCCAGAGCTGGAATACCAAACGGAGAACTAGTTTGTTGTTAGCTGTAGACCCAGAAAAAGCATTGCCAGAGTTACGAAATCATATTGTTAAACTTGCAAACAAAAACACTTACCCAGAAATGCCTGAGTATTTGGAGGACCATTTAAAAACAAACAAAGCCTTTCTATTCATGGACACTTCCGGTAGTGACTCATTTGTAGTATTGAGTACACATACCTGTCCCTACAGAAAGGTTCGCACTCTTTTTATTTTAGCGGCTTTTTGTGGAGAGGGTGATGCTGATAAGTTATATGGAGAGCAAGTTGACCAGCTTGCGCGTGAGGCGGAATGTACTGAAGTAGAATTTGTATCTTCACGAAGGGGCTGGGAAAGAGCGGCAAAAAAATACGGGTACAGCCCCGTCGAAGTGACCTATAGGAAAAAACTCAATGGGTAAGCCAAAGAAGCCAAGAGAGACTGAAGAGCAGAGAGCGTTAGCTGAGATCGCTGCTGAGCGCTTTAATCGCTACAAAGAAGTCTTTGCCCCGCTTGAAGACCAGTACATTCAGCAGGTTATGGATATCCGTAGCCAAGGTAACTACGAGACTGCTGGTGGCCTTGCTTCTTCTGCATTCCAGCAGAACTTCCAGACGGCGCAAGAAAACCTACAGAACCAAATGTTCCAGCAGGGTGTAGACCCGTCGTCCGGAGCCTTTGAAGAGAACAGTGCGGCCCTTCGCCGAGCACAGGCTGTGCGTCAGGGGCTTGGTGTCTCGGAGGCTAAGGTAGCAAACACCGACCGCTTTTACTCAGGCCTGCGCGGCATCATGAACTTAGGCCAAGGACAGGCCGCCAATGCGGTCAGCGGAATGGCGGACATTGCTCGGACTGCGCAGGAAAGGGCCAACACAGCAGCAGAAAGTGCATTCAACACTAGCAGCGCTGTGCGCTCAGGAATTGGTGCTGGGCTGGGTTACTTGGCCAGTCCGTTTGTCGATAAAGAGCTGCAGAAAAACAGACCAACCAGCGGACAGCCGTCTTCTACCGGATTTAGTCCGGCGTTTAATCCAACGGGAGGGCGGTAAAAGATGGCGTTTTTTGAAACACTAGCAGAGATTATGGGCGGGGCTGATCAGATCGGCCCAGAGTTTCGGGCCGCGTTCCCTGAGATCACACCAAGCGCTCCAGCAATTGCGACAGCGCCGCCAACAGCGCAGGATGTCAATCAGGTCTCCGTGGTTGACCCAGAATCACTTCGTGGAATCGGCGGCTTGTTCGGCTACCTTGGCCAAGATTATTATGGGCAGGGCTTTACGTCACCTCCCGAAGGCGTCGTAACCACTGGCGAGCCAGCACCTAGCGGGCTGTACGGAGGGAATGTAACGTATAACCCCGCGACAAGTGCTTACTCCAACATCAACCCCGCAGCTTACTTGACGGACAAAAAGGAGGGGGCCTCCCGATTGAACGCCGCTGTACAGCGCGCTCAGTATCAAGACTATCTGAACCGCTTTGCTCCGATTGAAAACTATGCAGTGTCGGCAATACAGGGGCGCAACACTGTCGACTTACCGTATGACATTGCAAGAGCCAATCAGTCCGTCATGAACGCCGGAGCGAACCTTCAGGGTCAGCAGCAGCGGTCCATGGGTAGATACGGTCTTCAGTACGCTGGCCCTAACATTGCGCAGTCTAATGAAATAACAGGCGGGCGCGTAGGCGCAATTAATCAGGCGCGCATGGCCGACGAGCAGCGCGCAATGAACATGATAGCTAGCGGAGGTGGTTCGTAATGGCTGGTCTTATTAATATAGGTCGTCAAACACTTGGTCAGGCAACGCAGGGGTTTGGTGCAGCATCTCAGCTTGAGCAGTCGCGCAACGCTATGGGCCGTCAAATCGAAGCCGCTCGCAACGCACAGCGCATGAGCATGGCAACCACCGGAGCTGGCCTCGGCTCGTCTATCGGTGTAAATAAGCTCATGGCAAACAATGCGATGGTGGATGCCTTTAATGCTGGTCTGTCTGCCCAACTCCCAGCGCCCTACCTTGGCACGGCGGCCACAACGACCGCGCCAACTATTAACGCTGTGTCGGCTGGTGCGGCACCTTTGAACTCAGCAGCGCTGACCGCTAATGTTGGCGGGCTTGGCACGGTCGCAACTCCGACTGGCGCGATGACACTAGCAGCGCCTACTAGTGCGGCTGCGCCCATAGCCGCTGTGGAAACTGGCGCAGCAATTCTGCCTGAAGCCATTGCAGCACAGACCGCTGCTGTTGAGGCCGGTGCCGCGACAGCGGGGGCGGCGAGTTCAACCGGAACGATGGCGGCCATCGGTGCCGTAGCCACTCCACTTTTAATTGGCGCAGCGGGCGCGCTTCTGCTCGACAGCCTATTCGATATCTTTTGAGGTCTAGTCAATGATCGATCCAGCACAGTCCTTTTCAAACGCCCTGAACCAAGGGCTTGGCATCATGAAGTCCTATCGCGATGAAGCGCGTCAGGATGAAGATCGCGCGTTTGACAAAAAGATCAAGATGAGTGCGGAGAAGCGGCTCAACGATGCTTTGCAATTAGAGGTAGAAAGAGGAAAGAGGCAGCAGGGAGAGTATGATTTTAGATATGGGTCCGGTCCCAACGGCGACCCAAGCAGGGCGGAAAAAGAGTTTAACGAACAACTGAATCTTACGAGAGAGCAGGTTCGAGCCGCAGCAGCAGGAGCAAACGCAGCTGAGTACAATGCGGACTTTGACCGAATGGAAGAAGACCGCCGTCTCAGGATCAGGGAGACGGAAGCTGGTATTCGTCAAAAAGACGCTTCCGCTAGCTCCAGCAGGGCAAGTGCTAATTTATATAATCAACGGGCGCAAGCGGAGCGGGAAGAAAATAGGCGGAAGCAGGAAGAAGTGGAAGAAAGGCGTTTGATCACTGCTTTTCTGCAAGGCGACGCGACTGCGCTCAGCAACAGCCCCGCCGGACTGAGCGCGGTTGGGCAGATGGCCGCCAATGTTCTAAACGTCCCGTCCTTGTCGGAGGCTATCAGAAACCCAACTGGAGACTGGGTTAACGACCCCAGAAAAGTTTCTCAAGTTTTCAGCTTTTCTAGATATCAGATATCAAAGACTGCCAGTGAGGGTGGCCTGAGAACGCGCGATGCGCGAGGCGGCGGCTCCACACCCACTATACAAAACCCAAGGGCTGGGTCTCGCAACATTGACGGCAGAAACGTGCCAACTATTGAATTTGAAATTGCTGGCGTAGACGCAGAGACCGGCAGGCCAAAAGTAATCAAAAGATACGCTATAACTGAACGTTTGCTTGATGCTGGTGTTGCTGCCACAAAAATTAACAGGAGAATTGCCACCGACCCGAGTGCGCAAGCCCTGCTTATAGACCGACTGCAAGCAGACCCAAAAAACAGAGATGTCCTTAATGATATTGTTGAAGCTCGCGTCGAACAACTTGAGGCTTTTCTAGAAGGTAAAAGGGATACCGACAGAAGTACAATAGAGGCCCGCACGGAACTCGCCCAGCTCACAGGTAGTAATCTTGGGGCCTTTCCGGTAGGAGGGACAGCCTACCAACGGATAGCGGCGGAAAACTCCAGTGTTGTTGCGCAAACAATATTTCGTGGTCTTGGTCGCGCATTCCAAGACTAATAACTTGTTAGGCCAGTAGATGACCGACTACCTTCGGAATGTAAACTTTTCGCTAGTTTATAACCCGCCAGAAAAGCTTAGGGCTGACGAAGGGCCCCAAGGGCCTTCGGGGCAACAGGCGGCGCAGCAGCCCCGAGGCCCTATTCAAAGTACTGAGGACCCCGCGATCAACTCGCTGCAGCGTCGCGCCGCAGAGATCGATCAAAGGATTGCGCGCCGTGAGCAGCAGCTAAAGGACAGCGCCCTTGCCCGTGGCCTAAGCTGGCTTAGCGACATCTCTGCCCCCGACTGGCTCGGGGATGAAGGGGGTGACTCCATCATCAATATTTTACGGGCCAGAAAAGAGGGCATCCTTACTGACATCGAGGACATCCGCCGCTCTCGCCAGCAGATTGTGGATCAGGGCGGATACGGAGAAGGCGGGTTCGGCGCGGCGGTAGAGCGCGGTCTCGGTAACGCACAATCTATGTATGGCGCTCTCGGCGCGATGGTCGGCGATGTCGAGAGTGACGACATCTCGAGCATCATTGAAGGCCGCAGCCGGACGCTGAGGGCTGGACGTGGCCGCGAAGAGCAGGAGGCGTATGAGCGCTTTCAGGCGGCAGACGGTCTGTGGGCGTCGGCGAAGGAGCTGTTCACCAATCCGCGAGAAATGATCAACATCGCGATTGAGTCTCTCCCGTCCTCAGTGCCTTCAATTGCTGGTAGTGTCGTGGCCGGTGGTGCGACCGGTATTGCAACGCGAAATCCTGTTGCAGCACAGCGCGCAGCCGCAGTCGGTGGAGGTCTTGGTAGCTTCGTCACTGAGTATGGCAACGCCATGCTTGAGACGCTTGCCAATAATGGCGTGGACCTTGGTAGCCCCGAAGCTCTAGAGCAGGCGATCCGCGACCCCAAAATCATGGAAGAGGCTCGCGACCGTGGTGTGAAGCGCGGCATTGCTGTCGGTGTGTTCGACGCCATGTCTATTGGCCTTGCCGGTAAGCTCGGTGGTGGGAAGGTCGCCAGCAAAATTATTGGAGACACAGCTAGTGCCGGTACAGCTCGCAGGGTCGCTGGCTATACAGCTGGCGGTCTCGTGGAAACTGGAGCTCAGGGTGCCTTTGGCGCAGCCGGTGAGGCTGCCGGTCAGTTGGTTACTGAGGGTGAAATCACAAGCCCGCAAGACATCGTCGCGGAGTTTGCTGGCGAAATCCCGACCGGCGTAATTGAGTCAGCCGTTGGTAGCGCAATTCAGACACGCCGCGATCAAAACACTCGGCCCCAAGAAGACACCGAGCTGGCCGGAGCCCTTAGTGCGTTTACTGCTCAGCGCGGCGGACAAACCGAAACGCTCGCGCTTCCTGACGGCATCAGCCAAGAGCTTCGTGATCTCGGTGACCTGCGTGTGGGCGATCTGTCTTACACCGGTCAGCAGCTCTACAGCTTCGCCGAAAACAACATGAGCAATCCTCGAATTGCCGACATCATGTCTCAGCCGGTATCGGCGGGGACGAAGGTCCAGCAAGTCGCTCGCGTGATGAATGAGGCTGAGGCTGCCCGCGTTGAGCCGGAGGCTGTGCGCCGCATCGCTGAGGCTGTTGGTGGCACCACCTCAGTCAGCAAGACCAAAGAAATTGCGAACAGCGTACTGTCCCAAATTGGCGATCACATCATTGACGCAAGCCCGACACTGAGCGCGATTAGGGCTCAAGTAAGTAGTGACAAAAAGGGCAAGGGTTTTGTCACTGCCCTTCGCAGCGTTGTGAATTCCTACTCACCGCCTGCGCGCAGCGGTGGAACAATGATTGCTCGCCCTGAGCGGGGCGGCGATGGCAGCGTAATCATGACGCCGGATCAGGTGGCTGATGAAGCTCGGCGTGAGCGCGAGGCGCAGCAGGCCTTCCGTATGGCAGATCGCCGTCAGGAGCGCTTTGACAGAGCAACAGGAACCACTCGTCAGCAGGAAGACCTACGTGCCGGTGCTCCGGAGCCCGAGGCCCAGTTCTTCCTCGGAGAAAACTACGGCGATCTTGCTGGAACTCCGGTTGAAATTGTGCAGGCGACATCGCCGGACACGGTCCGCCTGCAGTATGAGTCGCCCACGGAAACCGACTCTAGCGGTAGGCCGGTAACAATATCCGAAGAGGTCTCTGTTCTTGATGTGGGTGGCCGCGTTGTTCGCGGAACCAATCGCATGTCGCAGGACCTTGAGTCCAATCTGCGGAATCCGCAGCGGGGTGTCGGCACTGACATGAGCCCGCGCCGCTCTGTTGACCGGACGAGAACGCGAGCCGTCTCAACGAGGGAAGAGGCTGGCCTTCCCGCCATACAGACCAACCTAGTTAACGAGGGGTACCGGCAGCGTCCGCCGACCGATATCGGCTCTCAGAACGCTCAAGAAAACCCAGCGCAAGAAAATATCCCGCTGCCGCAGGGGGTCCAGTCCACGCCGGACCAAGCCCAGCAGCTACCGGCTCCACCACAAGACCCGCCCGCACCGCCGAGGCAACTTCCTGCGCCTAATCTTACCGAGCGGGAACAAGGCACCCCTGAAGCGCAAGACCGTGAGGCTATTTCTCAGCGCGCCCGCGCTGCGCGTGACCGTGCCAACGCTCTGGAAGAGAACGGCACCCTCTCGTTCGGCGAGTGGTTTGCGCTACGCCGCAAGATCACCGCCAACATCGAAGAAGCTGAGAGGGAACTCGACTCGCTCGAGAACCCCATCAACTACGATAACGATCCTCGCATGGTTGAGGCGATGGACCGCTTTGACGCCGCTATTGATCGTGTCAACGAAACAGAGAACACAACTGAGGCTCGCAAGCTAGCAAAGGCCCTGATTAAAGAGGGCGTAATTGACGAGGAAGCCTACATCGAAATTGATGAGGCAATTAAGGACGAAACAGAAAGAGACTTTAAGCACGACGCTGCGATGTCGGCTATTCAAGACGCGATTGAGCAGCAGCGCGACAACGTTGCTGCCGATATTGAGGAAGAGATTTACTCCGAAGCTGACCAGAGAACCGGTCAAGGCGATACCCGTTACTCCGGTCGAGTCGAGCGCGCCGGTCGCCGCACTGTAAGGGCAAGCGAGGTGGTGGCGCGCACCCAGCCTCCGCGTGACACCGAAACTGCTGAGGCAGACGACGCTGCTCCGGACATCGATTATCAAGCCGTCATAGACGACCGCCTAAGCAAGATCGAAGCGCGTGGTGCGCAGGGCAAGATTATTGCTAAGCGCCTTCGTGGTCTCCTCAAGGATAAGGTGCTGACGGCTCCGCAGCTGTACGCTGCGTTCCGTGGCGGCGAGGTTGCGTCAAAGATTCTGCCTAAGAACTCCAAGGTAGACATCCTCTGGGTCCCCGTCCTGACTGCCGACAATGCTCAAGCAGCGCAGAACAGCGGTACGCAGGTTGGCGAAGAGGCGGCTGGCTCCTATCAGGCCTACGACATCAGCCAGAACGGTTTCCGTGGGATCATTAAACTGTCGCTTAGCGATAACGTTTCCTCGCTCGCTGAAGAGAATGCCGCGCACGAAGCCTTCCACGTTATTCAGGACATGCTGCGTGTATACGACCCGAAGGCATTCGAGCAGCTGAATACCGCATTCCGTGACGGCATGCGTATCGATGACCTCGACGCCAGCATCCTGCGCAAGCTGAAGACCATCACCGTTGACGATAACCAGAGCGTGTACGACTCGCTCAAGGGATCGTTTGGCGACACGCCGCTCAGCAAGTACGAAGCGCAGGCCGTGGCATTCGGCGCGCTGGTCGATGCTAAGAACCGTGGCGTAGACATGAAGGGCCTAAAGGCCAGCTTCATTCGCGTTGTCGATTTCGCCAGCGACCTGTTCAGGGAGATTGGCCGACTGCTTCGCCGCGATGGCGTCACCAACCCCGCCACGATCTTTGAAGGCTACCGCGCAGGGACAGAACAAGAGTTCCTCAACGAATTCGGGGCACCTTGGGCGGATGGCGGTGGCGCGGTTCAGTACTCTGCAAGGACTAAGCCAGACCCGATCCGCACTCAAAAGGCCTACAAGCTTTTCCGTGTGAAAGAGGGTTCTCAGGGTCAACTGTTCCCGCTCTTTGTTAAGGCTAATGAACCGGTTGCTATTGGGCAGTGGTTGGACGCTGATATCGGTGAGTCTGCTGGTGAGACAAAAACAGGCAGGCCGCAAGTTAAGTCTAAGATTGGTCCGCTCGCTCTTCGTGCCGGTTGGCATGCTGGCGACCTTCCCATAGCAACTCACATTGGTTCTAATCCATCCAGCCGTCGTGATCCGGAAACTGGAAAGACTAAGAAGCTTCCTACTGTTCGACCTGCTGATCAGGTATGGGCTGAGGTAGAACTTGCCGCTGACCGCGACTGGCAAGATGAAGCTAACAAGCGCGCTAAGCGCAATGCTCGCGGGGAGATTGTTGTCTCTACTGCACAGATCACAGACGAAATCCCCGAGGATGGTTTTTACCGGTACAAGACCAACCCCAACATGACCGGCAATTGGCTGATCAGTGGCTCAATGAAGGTCAACCGCATCCTCTCTGATGAGGAGGTGGCCCAGATTAATGATGCCGCCGGTGTGTCTGACCTTCCTCGTGAAGCGCCGTTTGACGCTGCTAAGTATGGTCTGAATGATGGTGTTCAGTACTCTGGCCGCAGAAGCAAGCCTCCGTATGATCATCCGTCAATCGGTTCTCAGGTCATAGCGCCCCCTATTACAGCTACGTCTACGATCCCGTTCCTGTACAACAACGGCAAGACGAAGACTGAGCAAACGCCAGAGGAGAGGCTTGCTCTGAAGGACGCTGTCCAATTTATTCAGGAGCGGTCGAGGGCAGCTCTGCAGGCGCGCTTCGGCGTTGATCGGATCACTAAACCGGACCCCAAGACTGATCGTTATCTGATGCGCGCAATCGCGTCAGAGGCAGAGGCGGCAATCCTTAAGGAACGCGCCACTGGCAACCGCTCGGCTCTCGATTGGTATACGAAGGCTATCGAGGACGCCATCGATGAGGCGTCGGCGATTTACCCGATGCTTGCCGACGACGACATTGCGGTCCGTCTGAGCAACCGCCTTGGGGTTGCCACCAAGGAAGACGCCCGCGTGATGTTCACTACGGCTCTGGCAATCACGTCGCAGAACATGAAGGTTCGCGACAACGCACGCGCCACCACAGAGCAGTTTGACATATTCCTTGAGACGGGCCGCTTCGATCCGACGAAGAAGTACGGCACCAAGGCCCCTTCGATCAGCAACAATCTGGCGCTCGCCAACTTCATGCTTGAGCGTGTCTTTGATGGCCGCGTCGCGGAGCTTGGTCAGTTCCTCAACACCGAATTTACGGTGGCAGAACTTAACAAGCTTGGCCGTGCTCTGCAGAACAAAGAGGGGCTTGAGAAGTCGCCGTTCAATATCAGCGGCGAGATGGCGTCCGAGAAAGTGTACGGCTCCGCAATCTTTGGCCCGAAGATCGGCAACGGTTTCTATCAGAACCTGAACCGCAACTTCTCCCCCGTCACCATCGATCTTTGGTTCATGCGACTTTGGGGCCGACTCACCGGCACGCTCGTGGGTAAGGACACGGCACTTAACAAGCAGATCGAAGCACTCCGTGAAGCGGTGGAGGCCGATGCGCACCCCACCACAAAGGTGCCGGACGGTTTTGCTGAGCGGTTTAATGGGGCGACGGACGGCGAGGTTATCGGTCTCGGCATCGAGCTGGCTGCTGAATGGGAGCGTCAGTATAAGGCTCTGCAAAAGCAGGGCATGACGTCTGACCAGATCACGCAGCAGGGGCTGAAGCCGGAGTGGGCATTTAAGGCTGTCGCCCTTGCTGGTCAGAAGAAGCCTAACGATGCACCGGCCTCGGGCTCTCAAAGAAAATGGATTCGGGATGTCGTCAACGGCGCAGTGAAAATGCTGGCGAAGAACGGATACGACGTTACCCCTGCCGACTTGCAAGCCCTTGTATGGTATCCTGAAAAGGACCTCGTCAACCTTCTCAAGGAAGGAAAGCTTGAGGTTAACCTCAATGTGTCGTATGACACAGCCTTCTCTGAGCTAGCAGCAATAAGGAATGCCGATGCCACGTCAACCAACACCGATGCAGGAAACCGAGGAGGCGACGGCGCTTCACGACAGGGAGATGGTGGGCGCAGTGCCGGACAAGCCGCTGTCGCCGGAGACGAAGCTTTGGCTGCGGGAGCAGCTCAAGAAGAAGGGGATCAAGTTCGCCGAACCCTTCCAGCCGACGTCAGAAACCGCCTCATCGAGCGAGGTGCCCGATACTCGGGTCGAACAGAACGACGAGACCGAGGAGCAGGCAATCGAGGCGGAGAAGTTGCGCCGCTTGAGGGTGCGCCAAAGGTTCGCGGCGGAGGTCCAAACGCCGACCTCGTCCAAGTCGCGGAAGACTATGCCTTAGAAAACGGCATTCCGCTTACTCGGCAGGCTGAATACGTAACAATCGACGAGGACTTCTCTCGTAGGCTGGCTCAGGCCTACGAAGAGATGCAGGATACGCCTAACGACCCAGTGGTCCGTGAGGCGTATCGTGATCTGATCCGGCAAACCCGAGCTCAGTACGACGCTCTTGAGCGCGCTGGCTACCGGTTCACGCTTTTCGATGACGACAGCGATCCCTACGGGACAAACCCGTGGGAGGCGATGCGCGATCTTCGTAACAACAAGAGGATGGCGGTTTACTCCACCGTGGCCGGATATGGCAACGAGGGAGCTCAGTTTGACGTAAGCAGGAACCCCCTACTGGAAGACACGGGGCTTCGCTGGCCGGACCAGAATGGCAACCCCCGTCCGGTCCTCGCTAACGACTTGTTCCGAGCGGTTCATGATGCATTCGGACATGGTCTTGAGGGCGCTGGCTTCCGAGCGCGTGGTGAAGAAAACGCATGGCAGGCGCACGCACGCCTATTCACTGGACCGGCGCTTGGCGCACTGACCAGCGAGACTCGCGGCCAAAATAGCTGGTTAAACTTTGGTCCATACGGCGACAGGAATAAGAGCGCCGGTCTGTTCGACACCGTCTTTGCGGAACAGAAAGTCGGGTTGATGCCGGAATGGACATGGACTGAGCGAGTTGCAGTTGAGCGCTACTCCGGTCGCGTTGGCGGCAGCATGGCAAACCGCCTTGCTGCAAAGGCACCGCCGCGTCCCAATGCACCCAAGTTCAGGGACGGGCCGTCGCTCCTTGGCGCGGACACCCGCAGCGCAAGGCGTGCATTTTTGGAAAACCAGTACGAGAGGTTCGTAAACCGAGCGCTGCCGATCAAGCAGCTCGTCAAGGAAATCGGTGACGAGTTTAACGACAGCACAAACTTCGCTCGGGCTGAGGTGCTCATGGGCAGCGTTGTCGCAACGCAAACCCGTGACTTCAGAAACGAGGAGATCATTCCCCTTCTCCGAGAAATCTCTGCTCGTGGTCTCACGGTGGAGGAGGTTGAAACCTACCTCCACAACAAGCACGCGGAGGAGCGGAACACGGTTATTGCTGGTCGTAATGAGCTGTTCCCCGACGGCGGATCAGGCATCGCGACAGAAGACGCACGCCGATACCTCGCCTCTCTGTCTGATGCGAAGCGCAAGGGACTTGAGGCGGTGGAGAAAAAGGTCCGCGCCATAACCGACGGGACTCTGCAGCTGATGGTTGACTCAGGCGTTGAGTCTCCGGCTGCCGTGGCCGCGCTGCGAGATCAGTACAAGAATTGGGTTCCCTTGTTCCGTGAAGGGTTCGATGGAGGCAACCCTATCGGTGGCCGCCAGAGAGGCTCCAGCGTCGAGGGATCGTCTCTTAGGGCGGCTATTGGCTCAGAGCGGGCCGTCAAGAACATCATCTATAACATCGCCTCCCAGCGAGAGTCGGCGATTAACCGAGCGGAAAACAACCGCTTGAGCGGAACGGTCCTGCGTGCGGCTCTGGAAAACCCAGACCCCGCATTCTGGATGGTGATTGACCCCTCCAAGGTAACCCTCGAAGAAATTCGAGATCAGCTTGTTCGCATGGGTGTCGATCCGGAGATTGCCGAGGAGATTTACAAAGCCCCGCGTAAGGCGGCCTACAACAAAGAGACGGGCATGGTTGAGTCGGTTGTGGACAACCAGTTCAAGCGCGCCCCGAATGTTGTCGCAACTCGCGTTGAAGGCACAGACAAGTTCATCGTTTTTAACCCGAACAACGAGCTTGCGACTCGCGTCGCACAAGCCATTCGCAATGACGACATGCCTGTCCTTGATGGGCTGAGCGGGAAGCTGGTTGAGTTTATTGGTCCACTCACGCGTATCTGGAGTCAGATGCGGACGCAGTACAGCCCTGAGTTTGGTCCGGTCAACTTTGTCCGCGATGTTGAGAACGCGCTGATCAACCTTGATGACACGCCCCTAAGCGGAAAGCAGGGGGCTGTGTTCGTCAAGGCTATGAAGTACGGCAACGTATTCAGAGTGCGGAACAGCAATCTAATCCGCGTCATCAGTGCCGCAGACAGTGGGCGGGCGGTAAGCCCCAAGGACCAAAAGCTTGCTGATCTTTTCGGTCGCTTTGAAAAGGCGGGCGGGCGAACCAGTATACGGAACACCTTCTTCCAATCCGACGATCCGAAAAAGATCGAAGCCCAGATGCAGAAGGTCTTCAAGCAGATCGCTGCGGGAAGGAAGTCGATCCCTGCCGAAGTGGCATCTGCCGTCACGGTTTGGAACGACACTCTAGAAATCGCAACGCGCTTGGCGATCTTTGAGACCGCCATTGAGGGCGGCATGACTGACGCGCAGGCGGCTGAACTCGCAAAGACGACAACCGTCAACTTCCAACAGAGGGGGCAGTGGACGCGTGAGCTTAACGCGGGCTACGGCTTCTTCAACGCCAGTATCGCGGGGAACTCGCGAAACATTCAGGTCATGCTGAGCAAGGGCGGAAAGAAGATAGCACTCTGGGGAGTCGGCCTTGGCGTGATGCAAGGCATCATGCTGGCGATGGCTGGCTATGAGGAGGACGAGCCGCCGGAGTGGGTCAAGGACAACGCATTTATTATCCCGATTCCCTTCACGGACAAGTACCTTCCGATCCCGATGCTTCACTTCTACCGTGCGTTCCCCGCTATTGGGCGGCGCATGGTGGAGACGGCTCGGGGCCAGCTCACGGTCGGGGAGTTCCTTACGGGCTCGGTCAGGGCGGTTGTCAACGCGGTCAATCCATTGGCTTACGGCGCAAGCTTTATTGAGTTTGCCGCACCGTCAGTCCTAGATATGGGTGTGCAGTACTGGCAGAACCTAGACGGCCTTGGTCGGCGCATCTACAACGAGGACTTCAACGACCTTAACCCCACAACCGGCATGAACCGCGCTCGCGGCGATATGACCATGATGTACGCGATGTACTCGAAGATTGCCGAGGGCATCAACGCCATTAGCGGTGGGGATGAATTCACTCGCGGTGAGTTCTCGCCGACGCCTGAGGAGATTAAGTTCTTTGTCGAAGAAACCGCGCCGCCAATCCGGTTTGTTTATCGGTCCTTCGGCGTGGCAGAAAAGCTCTTTGCGGGCGATGACGTTGAGGCAATTGAGCTGCCGTTCCTCCGCCGTTTCTACGGCCAGCGGTCGGGCAAGACAGCCGAGGGCGGCAAGTTCTACGAGAACGTGCTGGAGCTGAACAAGCTGAGGACGACCATACGGGGGCGCGATGAAGCAGGGGTCGATACGTCAGACATCTACGAGCAGAACCCGATAGCCGAACTAACCGACAGCGTGGGGTCGTACTACCGCGAAGTCTCTGACCTAAGGCGTGAGCGCCGCCGGTTGATACTGGAGGGCAAGGACAGGGCCGAGATCAGGGCGCGGGACGAAGAGATCACCGCTAAGATGAAGGAATTCAACGATCTCGTGGCCGAATACAGAGAGGCCGAAGAGTAAAAAAGGAGCCCCGCCTTCCCAACAAGACGGGGCTCTAGTACCATGAAAGGGTCCGAACGAAAGTCCACCCCTTTCCACATCAAATCGAACCAATGTTGTCGGCTACCTTGCGAAGGTGCTCAGTCGACAGGTGTGCGTATCTTTGAACCATACGGTCGTCAGACCAGCCCCCCATCTCTCGGACGGCAGCAGTGTGAGTTCCTCTTTGAATGTGCCAAGACGCCCAAGTGTGACGGAGATCATGCCACCGGAAGTTCTCTATGCCAGCCCGCTTCAGGGCATTTCTAAAGGCGCGCGTGTTGCTCCTACAAACCGGCTTTCCACCATAAGCAAACACCCAATCGGCGTGCCTGTTCTTCGCCCTCTGTCGCTTTAAAAGAACCTCATAGGCTGTGTCGTTCAGGGGAACAGACAAAGGCTTCCCGTTTTTCATCTTGTCCCCAGAGATCGTTACCATCCTGTTGGGGAGGTCGACCTCGTCCCACCTCAACTCTCTGACGTTTGCGTCCCTAAGTCCTGTGCTGAGGGCAAATACAACCTTGTCCTTGAGGTGGCTTGGAAGTTCTTTCAATAAGCGGCGAGCTTCATCCTTGTCTATGAAGCGAACCCTCGGCTGCTCCTCCATCCGCCTGATCTTTGGGGCGGTGGAAATCCACTCCCAATCATCTCGCGCCATGTTCAGGATACACCTGAGCACTGTCAGGTAGCGGTTGACGGTAGCCGGAACGCGCGTCGCGAGCATGTCATCCCTGATCTCGGAGACCACGCCCTTTGTGATTTTGTCTAACGGCTTTTCGTTTAGGTATTCGGTAAGAAGTGCGACGTATCTACGCTCCTCCTTTACCCACCTTCCGGTTCTTCCCGCGAGCCATCTGTCGGCTGCGTCGTTCCAAGTCTTCTCCATTTTAGCCTCCTTGCTATCTAGTTTAACCTGTCCTGCGGATCGCGTCATCTCTTACAAGCCGGTAAGACATTGGCGCATCAAAGCCTAGGCGAAGCACCGGCTCCAAAGGACCGCCCTTAAATGAGTCGGTGTACATGCCAACAAGAACGATGCGTAGATCAGGGTTGACTCGAAAGTCATCCTTGATTGGCGTCAGCTCAAAGCTTTCGTACTTACCAACTGCGCTGCGCACAGAGATTTCTGCCGAGCGACTCTTCGGCTCATAGACAATGTTCTCTACCCGAATGATGTGATCGTAGGTGTCTTCGATGTCTTCAGTGAGTTCAGACCCCCCGTAGACCGAGCCGCCCTTTCTGCGCGTCATCACAAGCATTATAAAATACACTCCACCACTTAATGAACTGCTTTGTAATCCAAAGAAAAGTCGCAGCGATGTACCAGCCGTAGTACAGATCACCAAGATAAATCAACAGACACGCAATCAATAAAGTCATGGTACCTCCACAAAAAAAGGGGGGTCGCCCCCCCTTAGTTCTTTATTAGAATGGAATGTCGTCGTCCAAGTCCGCCTTCTGAGGTTGGCTGTAGTTATTGGACTGGGCTTGAGCCTCTGGATTTACTTTCTTAGTCCAAGACCGACCAGCAAAAAACTTGCCACTCTTTCCTTCGACGATACGAGCTTCAATGTTTAGCTCTTTACCGTCTTCGAGAACAAAACGGCCACTATAGGTCGGAACAGATTCCTCGTTCCAGCCCTTGTCGCGATAAAACTGCTTGCGCTCGGCGACTCGATCATCCTTGTCCTTGAACAGAACAAACGTATTTGGTTTTTGTTCGTAAGCCATTTGTATTCCTCTTTACTTTCTGCGGTTCTTCTCAAGGTGAGAAAGGTACAGGTTGACTGCTTGACGAATTACGCTCGCAATAGAGCGGTCTTCAGCAATCGACCAATTCAAAAGTTCTTTGTAGGTTGATTCATCGACTGTCGTCTGGACCAACCGGCTGGTTTCATCTCTCCGTATTCTTGCCATGTTCATTCCTCAACTGAAGTTACTGCGTAAGTGATTACGCCAGTCTTCCGATAATCATCCATCGAACGACCTAGTTTGGAAAGCAATTCATCAGCGCCGATGTCTTTGTAAACGGCGGCGTGATCAACAGCGCCCCTCTTTTCTATCTTGGTTACCTTGATGCGACCCGTGCGGAACGAACCATGTTGTTCTCCAAGCTCTTTTTTTAGCGCGTCAAACTCTTCTTTGAGCGGCTTGATGCTAGACTCGATTTGCTTAATCTCTAGAAACAAGTCCGACATGCGCTCTGACCGCATATCGCTAACATGCTTTTCTTCGCTTTCAAGGTGCGTGCTAGCCATCGCTTCATCAGCGATAGTGGCGGTGTATTTTTTATGAAACTTCTCAAGCTTGGGTAGAGCTGACGCAAACCAGTCAGGATCGCGTGGAAGCCTCTCCAGCAAGTAGAGGTCGTCGTTAATGTAGCAAAGGAAGTCCATCCAATCTATACCACACACCTCCATGACGTGCTGGCACTGGGCATAGTAGCTAGGCTTTTCATGTACAGAGTACGGCGTCTTGGCCCAGTATGGACACTTGATCTCCAAGCCCCCATCAATACCAATCAGTCCGTCAGGGCTAGCCCCAAGCCACGAGTACTTGTCGTGCTTGACCAGACCTGTCTCTTCGACCGTGTTGCCGCTCTTGCTTTCATAAAAGGCAAGGGCGACGGGCTCCATCTGCGTTCCGTGATTTGTGGCGGCGTTACCTTTAAACTCCTTCTCGGCACCAAAGTGCTCACGAACCATGTCCCTCATCACGTCGTCGGCTGATTGGTAGGGGTTGACGCCAAGGATGGCACCAACACGGCTTCCTGTAATGACGCCAACGCGTGCCTTGAACCATTCTTCAGACCTCTGTTCCATTACTTGGCCAACTCTTTCTTCCGCATGTCTTTGGCTGCAGAAATCTGCGCAACAAGAGCGGAGTCGTTGCGGTTCTTTGCGTAGCGCGTGGCTTTAGTAAAGGCAGACTTAAGTGTGTCTAGGTCCTTTGCGCCGGCGATTGTTGCCAGCAGCTTTTCTAAAGCGTCGTTGCCTTGCTGTACCGGCTTTTTCTCCGGCGCAGCAGCAGTCTGGGGTAGGTCTTCGCCCGCATATATATAGTGACCAAGGCCAAAAAGTGCCATCGCCTTAACCAAACAGCGCATTTTTGCGTCATTAACGGCGCGCGCGTCGGGGTTCTTAATGGCGTTGTTGCGGTGATCCATCACCGGCAGCCACATCTTCCTTGAATAACCGCCCACGGTGAGGACGCAGCGAACCTCAGCCGACCCGTCAGGAAAGCTGAAGCACTCATTGCCATTCTCAAAGTGATCGAAAGAAAACTTACTGTCAGGAAAGTTTTGCATCAGGGTGCCCCACGCCCACGCCCAAGAAAGGTATGTAAAGCCGTTCTTGCGCTCAACGTTGTCATTCACGTTGACCGACGAAAGGGTGTTCCAGATGTCTTGCAGGGAGTGTTTAGTGTCGTCCATATTGTCTTCTCCAATTTGACCACCCCCAAGTAGCAGTCCATTTTCTTTATTCAACCCTGTTGTGAAAAAAATATCAACGTTTGTTTTACCTGTGATGTTTCTGCATCACACATAAGCCAAGATCGAAAAATGTGTTTCGTGTGCGATAAGGGGCTTGCGATTTTTGTAGCCAGCATTATGTGCGGTGAAGGACGGCTAGCTCGACGGAGCGAAAAGCCATGTTCGCCCTCGCGTGGTTTCTCCTTTCTCGCGTGGCCTGCCGTCTGTTTGGGCGAACACTAAAGAGAAGTGGAGCATATATGAAATTGAAAAAATGGAGACCCACGCAATGAGCGGGTGGATTCGCTTGCATCGTGGGTGGCGCGACTGTGGCGCGTTTAGCTGCGAGCCTGCATCAGAACGAGAGGCTTGGGTTCACTTACTAGAGACGGCTGCTTGGAAGCCAATGATCCGCAGATGCGGCAAGGGTGATGTCGTTGAGGTTGCCCGAGGTCAACTGCATACTGCAGAAAGAACTCTTGCCAGAATGTGGCAGTGGGACAGGAAGCGCGTGAAGCGTTTTCTAAAACGCCTCGAAAAATATTCCATGATCTCGCAAAAAACGGGACCATCCGGAAACCTGATAACGATCTGTAATTACGACGAATATCAGACCGAGGGGACCATCGATGGGACCATCAATGGGACCATTCAAGGACCATCCGAGGACCATCCGAGGACCACACAAGAAGAAAGGAAAGAAAGAAAAGAAGGGAAAGAAGAAAAGAATACTAGTTTTTATGAGTTCGAAGGGGCCGTCATTCGACTTAGTTCGAAACACTTCAGCGAGTGGAAGAAGGTGTACAGCGCAATCCCCGATCTCAGGTCGGAGCTTTATTCACTCGATGCGTGGTGGCAAGGACAGCCTGACGCACGGAAGAAAAACTGGTTCAACGCATCGAAGGGAATGCTTAACGCAAAGCAGCAAGAGATCAGGAAGCAGGAGCGTGCAAGAAGCTCGTCCTTGTCTCGACTTGCTGCTGAGGCAAAACAGTACGCTGGCGATGGAGGCCATGAATGAACGTGTCGGATATATCAGCGCGTCTTAACGACTCGCTCCTCGCTACCTTAAGACACCTCTTACCCGCTGGGGTAATACAGGGATCGGAGTACTGTGTAGGCGGAATAGGCGGCGAGAAGGGGCAATCCCTTCGCATCCACATGTCGGGTAATAAGGCTGGCGTCTGGAGTGACTTCGCCAGCGGAGAGAGCGGCGGAGACCTGCTCGATCTTTGGGCCGCCGTTCGCGGACTGCAGCTTGTCGATGCAATCGACGAGGCTCGCGGCTGGCTTGGTGTAGAGCGCCCCAAGTTCGTAGCCCCGACAAAAGAATACAAAGCACCCATCAAGCCGGAAGGGTTGCGCAGGCTAGATGCGACTCCGGTTGAGCGTTACTTGTCCGATGAGCGTGGGATCAGCGCAGACACAGCAAAAGCCTTTCGCATTGCTGCGGATGGCGACCGTGTCTTGTTCCCCTTCATAGACCCGCAGGGTGAAACTCGGATGATCAAGTTCCGCGATATCAACGACAAGAAAAAGCAGGGCCCGACGTCGGCTGGGCAAATGCCGATCTTGTTTGGATGGCAGGCGGTTGACGCTAACGCCCGAGAGGTATGGATAGTCGAGGGCGAGTTCGACGCAATGGCGGCCCACCAGATGGGCGTGTCGGCATTGTCGGTACCCTTCGGGGGAGGCAAGGGCGCAAAACAACAGTGGATCGAGAACGAGTACGACAACCTCGACCGTTTCGAAACCATCGTGCTGGCAATGGATATGGACGACGAGGGAGAGCTGGCCGCTCGCGAGATCGCAGAGCGCCTCGGCCTGCACCGGTGTGTTAGGGTAACGCTGCCAAAGAAAGACCTAAACGACTGTCTCCTTGAGGGAGATGACGTCGCAGCAATTAGAGGGACGGGGAAGGGATACGACCCCGATGAATTGAAATGTGCCACCGAATACCGAGAAGACATCTTGAAGGAGCTCTTCAACAGCGAAGAGGACACAAGAGGATTTGCTCCGCTTTTGAGGGGCTTCGACCGGAAGTTCCGATTCAGGGATGCAGAACTGATAATCTTGAACGGGATCAACGGGCACGGCAAAAGCCAGTTGGCGGGGCAGTTTAGCCTCGACGCAATGGCTCAGTCCAAGCGCGTTTGCATAGCCTCTATGGAAATGCCGGCCCGCCGCCTTCTTACTAGGCTCACGAAGCAGGCTGGAGGTGTTGAAGAGGGTAGCCAGACTGAAAGCTTCGCGAACACAATCATCGATTGGTACGCAGAAAAGCTGTGGCTCTTCGACCTTGTCGGTACAGCCAAGACAAAACGAATGCTCGAGGTGTTTCAGTACGCGCGTCGCCGATATGGGATCGAGGTTTTCATCATCGACAACATGTCGAAGTGCGGCATCGGTGACGACGACTACACCGGACAGAAGGCTTTTATGGAAGAGCTTTGCGACTTCAAAAACACGACTGCGACTACCGTGTTCCTTGTCACACACTCACGCAAAGGCGAGAATGAAGACAGTCCAACGGGCAAGATGGACGTTAAGGGCAGTGGGTCTATCACCGACCTTGCAGACTCTGTTCTCACGATATGGAGAAACAAGCGCAAAGAAAAGAAGATTGCCGACCTTAAGTTCGAGGGCGAGGAGGTGCCGGAAGAGATTGAGTTCGAGCCCGACTCCGTTATTTTTTGTAGCAAGCAGCGCAATGGGGAGTGGGAAGGAACCGTCGGAACATACTGGTCTGCAGGCGCAATGCAGTTTAAGAACGCGCCCAAAGAGCAGGCCCGCCAGTACGTCGCCTACACAAAACCGCAGGTAAAAGAGGAGAGTTATATATGACGGAAGAAAAGTTTGCCGAGTCGATCCGCGAGGTGGCAAAGATGCTGCGACAGGCGGAGGTCGACGTCGCTATAACCGAAGCCGACCTTAAGCGGGAGGTGGCAAAGATGATGGTCAAGGCAGAGATCGAGGGGAACAAGAGCGCTGTGTCCCAGTCTCGCTATGCAGATGAGTGCGACAGCGTCT